GTTTCCCAGTCACGATCGCAGTTGGAGGATTCCAGAACGGAGGTAATAAATCATCCGGACCGTAACCATCAGACGTGGTCGCTGATGTTGTATTAACTGGAACGAAAGTATACGTCGGTACCGTTGCTGGAGCAGTTGCAGAATATGCAGCTGGAATAGTACCTGCTAAAATATTACTCCACATTGTTGCGTTCCAACGACGTGTTCCTGTCACATCTTTATACTCACCATCCCACCATTCAGGCTTCTGGGTATAGTTTTGCAGCTTCCACGGTTCAATATGAACGTAAGGAGTATTATATACATTTTGATAAATCACATCCCAACGAGCAGCCCAAAAAGTAGATACTGCTGCAGCTGTTGGAGACGTAACGTCACCATTTGCAACATCGATGTAATTCCACGTGAATGCATCCGTTGCTTTATAATCAGTCGCTAATGGATCAACAATCTTTTGTTGTTTTGTGAAGTCTAAGAATTCACGTTCCATTAAACGATTATATTCTGTTTCGTCCGCAGCATCCAATACATACTCAGATCGCGGAAACACTAAGGTTGGATTTGCGGGAGCTGCATCGTATAAACGTGTTTCAATGTTTACTAACACGTTAGCTAACAGTTCAGTAAAATCAATTTCATACCAAGCAGCTTCAATATTTCCACTAATACCTGTATGTTCAACCCATCCAGTAACATTAGATGTTTCACGACGCATTAACATGTTATCAGAGTCACGGATCCAGAATGCACCTTCAGCAATATCTGAAGTATTAAGAGGAGGTAGTGGGCCTACGTGAACAACGTTCAATCGATAAAATTCACCAGTCTCTTCTAACCAGTAATCACCTTTTAATAGACGCGAAGGAGTAACAGTTAAACGTGTAGCTTGCGTTCCGCCATCTGCAGGAGCAGCGTTAGTCCAACCTTTCTTACGACCAGCCACACTCGACTCAGTATTAACTAGAAGCGTCTTTAAATTGTTAGCTGAAGAAGCTGTAATCGATACTACAGACTCATGTCCATCATGATGACGAATGCTAGACAGACCACGTTCCTCATCTATAATTGATAGAGGAGCACTCTTCACCAACGCATTAATGAACGGAAGCGTCGCAATCCAATTACGAACGCCAGTATTATCAGTAGCGTTGAATGTATTACTATCACCGTACGCTACGCTATAACTATCATTCAATTCATACTCACGTATGATTGAATCCGCAATGAATTGAACAACGTCTGTTAATGCAGCATCGTCACTCGAATTCAATAAGTTGAATACATTGCCGTTGTATAACTCTTTTACAAAATTCAACGCTTGATCATATTCAGTTTTAGCAAAATCAATTAACTGAATAGGATTAACATTATTAACAAATATCGTAGAGATTAGAGTATCGTAGCTATCATTAAACTCTTTAATTGTACCACCTTTACCGTAATCAAACTCAGAAGAAGAAAGCAATAACTTCGCTTCCGCTCGTTCATTAGTAAAGCCTGTTGGTAGTACCTGACCATCTAGCGCAGTGTTCATGTGTGATACCAACTGCGTATACGTCACGTACTTACGATTTTCATGATTCGCGTTAAACATTAGCTGAGCTGCAAATTCGTAAACACCATTAGTTGAGTTCACAACAGCTGGTACTGTATCTCCAGCATCGTTTCGAATTTCGTCACCGTTATAATTACGATCTTCATCCACAAGTTGAGGCACAAAATCTTCATTGGCTTTTCTCCAAATAGTTTGAAGACCTTGAGGATTTGTTTGTGCGTCAACGGAACTGGAATCTACATACGCTAACGTAGGACCGTTATCCATATCAATCAAGTGCTGATCGAATACGTATGCTCCGTCCTGACGACGAGCACGCAACTGTAAGAAATCTACAATTGCACTATCTGACGATTCAGCGTAAGTGAAAATTGGAGATGCGATATTTGCACTCGTACCATCAATATTGTATAAGTCGAATAATGGTGCTTTAACTTCATCACGCGATTTAGTTTGAATCGCGATGCGGTATCTAATTAAACTCGCTAACTCTAATGGAGAATTATTTGCGACGTACAATGCCCACTCGTCGTCATCTAAGATATGGCGAACAGGCGAACGACGTTCATAACCAACGTCAGCTAACGCTTGAGCTGACAATTGAATTTCAACACGAGAAGAAGCAGGAATAGCCTCAAAGAAGTTAACACCTACAACAAAACCTGTCGCTGATTCGATCTCCTGATACGTACCATAAACTTGAACGCTATTAACGAACACACGAATGTTATTCTCGCCTGCAATCGCTTCCGCATGGAATGCTGCATCGATATCATATTGCGTTGATGTTGTGCGAATTAAGGTTTGAGATCCTACAGGCGCATCTGTTGTAACAGTAACAACAGATGGGTTTACAGGTTGCACTCCCACTGGAATTGGATCATCAACAGAGATCAATGTCCATAAATCTAAGAATTCTTCACCAGGAACGTTGCTATCAATTTGAGCAAATGTTGGATGGTCAGTAGTAGCAACCCAAGGATCGTTTACAGTTTCACGACGCATCCAATTATATTTTGTTTCCGTCCACTGATTTAATTGAATAGTCGATGCGTATTCAATAATCGGACCTTGAGCTGATTGTGCAGTGTTTTGTTGGTCTGGATCTACATTTAAACGATGAACCCAAAAGTTAGAGTCACTCCACGGGTTACCATCAAATACGTATGCACCTTCGTTATCCCAGTGAGCGTTTACAGAAGTGTCATCCCATGGCTCAACATCCCAACCTAAGCCACCTGTACAAAGTAGTGATTCGTCATTTTGAAGATTCTGAAGAGTTGTTGCAAATGAGATAGAACCATCCACCACACTTCCATTAGGAATAGCTTCTGCAACAGTAATTACAGTACGGCCCAGTTCAAATACAGATTCTGTGACTGTATACAAACCGTTATTAGATGCTGAGTCTACAACATCGAAAGTGGTCCCAGCTGAAAAGAAGTCAGTTAAATCTTCAAGAATAGTAAATTTACTATTTGCTGAATCTATAGCAAAAATAGTACGCGCTGTTCCAAAGCCATTCAAATCACGCTGCTTTTGCTTTAACTTAGCAGTGGCTAGATTACATGGATTTTCAATAGTCACATACTGAGGCGTAGATCCATTCGGACCTACCCACAAATAATCAGAGAAGTTTATTAACTTATCAAAGTTAATAGGAGGAGCATAGTTAAACTGCTCGGTGTTACCCCACTTGGGGATACGGTTAAGATCAACGCCCAACGCTTGCAATTCACGAAGAATATCTTGATAAGAAGATAAGTGTTCAACAGTAGCTACTGTTTCGTGAATAAGCGGTTGCAGTTGATACGCTTGATCAAAAATCGACGGTTCTTTAATCTGACGATCTAAAAAAGCATTAGGGTTACGAACACCGATAACACCAACGGTATTCGTTAAATCTGTTTTGGATAATTGACGATCGACTGTAGTCTCAAAGAGCGATCGGTTTGCCTCAGTCTGGAGAACTTCAGGAAGTTCATCAACGACGTGAATCTGCGGCTTTTTGTAATCAGTATTATTCATTTATAGTGTTCCTACCTACGATAGTGTATTTATAAGTAGGAACACCGTTTCAAACTACCCTCAATCTCCGCATTGACGTAGTGTTTGAGGATTCAAAAAGTCAACAAGTTCAACTTGATCAGTTGTAATGTTAGGAATAAAGAATTCATCTTCACGAGGAACGACTTGCAATAAGTCACCAAAAGAATTGGTACCATTTGTTGGAACTAATACAACAGAACTAACCTCATTGACTAATACACCGTGAATAACCGAGGCCAATTCACTGAAGTTGAACGTCTCTCCAAATTCCCAAAATTCCAATTCAAAGAAATTACGTACCGCTTCTACAATCGCCAACTTAATTTCATTATCAGTCATCGATGATGCGCTTGAACGAATCACTTTAATCGTAGCTTGTAGCTCTGGCACAGCCAGAGGTCCAAATAGTACTTTGAAACGTCCAGGATGAATGACTACAGTATCCGAAATCATCTTATTCTCTAAGATGTCCTTGTAATCATTTCGCAACTGAAGTGCCGTTGGGCTAGTCGGTTCAGCACCGATACCTCTCGTCCAGTCTTTTAATGCATCATAATATCCACGAGTCACAACAAACATATCGTTAATGTTTGTTGGTGATGGATCGATTAAATTCCCACGAGGTGAACGATGCTGCCATGCAAAGTTCATACCTGAACGACCACGATTACGACGATATGTAGCATTCGGAGTGTTCTTATTTGGATCATCAAACCAAGCGCCAGCGACAGCTGGAGTATCAGCTAGTGGCGTAAACACCGTTACGTTATCTACAACTTGACGTTGGAAGTATACATAATCTAATTCACGATACTGTAGGCTAACTGTACCTACCGGAATAGAATTTAATGTAATCTCTGTGGACGGTAACTTGGCGTGTGTCACCGCCAACAACGCATTAGTAATGTCTGTTCCTGAAACCGGTTCACGTTCATAATAATCAACTCCACGTTCTAATCTCGTTTCTGCACCTGCACCGTCAATCGCATATACGTCCAACTCTTCCAATGAAATTAAATATTCAAACGGTACAGTTTTTAAACCTAAAGCAATATCCGTTGATGCCACACGACGATCGATTAAAGATGCTAACTCCAAGTCATCTGGGATGCCATCACTGTTTTCATCTGGCGGCATCACATGAAGTTGGTTAATATTAGCTTGTGCGATGTTTGGTGAAATCGTTCGAATCTCACCACCTACGATTTGTAGTGGGATGTCTTCTGTTAGAATACCATCACGATCACGGTTAACATTCGCTTGCAATAGCGTAATTAAATCACGTTGTGTAGTTAACGTCTCAGATAGTAACGTCGTGTTACCTTCATTGTTAAACCAGAAACGTGTCGTTGGACTTTCGATAACAATGCGAGTCGCATTATACGTAATATCCCAAACGCCATTATCCCACTCGATCACAAACGATACGATAGCATTCGAAGGTATGGTGCCGTCATTAGCATACGCTGTCCACTCATTAATCATAGTGGTAGAATTTAAACTATACACCATTGAAATTGGGAATGAATTATTCGCAACTGCTGTGTTATACGTTGTTTCTATTTGTGCGATCTCAGCTGCTGAGAACACTCGGGCAGGCAACGGAATGCCATTACTAGCATGATATGTAACCAATTGAACATCAGACAATACTGGCTGAATGTTACTACGAATTACCGTGGTTATAGTTGACTGATTCGTCGTCGCAATCGGTAAAACATCCGTTCTGTAGAATAGAACTAAATCATTACCGAACAACTTAACATCCTCATAGTACTCACTCGGATCATGCCAAACAAGATATTTGGAATCACCTGCAAACGTTCTATTGATCGTACGTAGTTTTAGAATTGTAGGATCTTGCAGAGGGAATGTATTATAGTCTTGTCCATTAACCATACGATTCTGAGTATAGTACACAGAAGGTGCAGATTGACGAATGCGTTCTAAGCTCTCAGATGGAGATGCATTCGTAAATGTAGAGATTGCACTGAACGTAAAATTAAACGTGCGTGGTTGACTAATTTCATCTTGATAGTTGAATGATGCTGTTGCATTATCAATCGCATTACGTGGGATAGTAATCAACTCACTAGACGATTGACGTGTCCACAGATCAAAAGTTCCTCTTGGAATTTCTGCAAACTCACCATCACCAAAGATGATTCGGATTTTATCATCTTCAAGAGTTTCAATTTGATATTTGTTACGATTAGGATCTGTATTAAAAATAACGTTATGAACGCCAGTGTTACTAATTTGAGTCCATTCGCCTTGGACACCAACTACACGTCCTAACCCATCCGACACCTGCTCTGTAAAAATATCACCAGTAGCAGGATCAACTTGGTTTAACCAAACGTCAGTATTGTTAACATTCTCAGTAGATGGTTCAAATAATTGATTAGGTGTAATACCATCGAATGTTGTGGTTTCCTTCTTTAATGTACCTTGCTTGGTAAACATAAAGAAGCCTGTCGTTGGAGAAGAATCACCAAGACCATCAGATCCATATAATAAGGAGAAAGTATTCGATACACCAGGGCGACGTTCCGCCGGACCATTCTCATCCAACGTAACCGGAACCAATTCCATAGTGTGAGACGATCCATCAGCAGATGCTGTATATGGGAATACACCGTTAATCAGATCATTGTTATTTAATGTGTATAATTCAAATACAACATCATCAATTTGAACACGATCGTTAGGTACTACCGTACCGAATGACTGTTGCAGTACTTGATTGATTACTAGGAAGAATTGTTCTTTCCACTGAGCGTTGTTAGGATCATTCCAGATGATCTTAACGTTTGCTAAGTTGTTACCATTTGAGTCAAATACAGGTTCAGTAGTTTTTACAGATGTAAGTTTTACCAAACCACGAGCGGGAATATTACGTGATGGATTATACGATAGCATCGTCGCTAATCGTAAAATTGATTGTTTACGTTGCGCTACTGTAATAAAGTTCTCATGCGCATTCATATCAGCACGATATGATAACAATTCAGCAATGTAAGCAAATAACTCTAGTATTGCAATTAATTCACTCGACTCAATGTAGTCATTAAACTTCTCTGGATGATAAATTTTAAGGTATTCAACCAGACTTGATTTAACTGTATTGTAATCAAACGCTGAAAAGTTTACTTGCTGAAACGCTTCATATACGCGTTCCCAAGATTCGGCACGTGATATTTCTCTACTCATTCGACAATTCCACCTGATGGGATATCAAATTGCAACGCGTCAACAACGTTCAATTCGACGTATTGCAATAATGCTGTTACTACAATTGCATTGTTATCTGGGAATGGAAGAACTTCCAATTCCAATGTTATTACTCGCGGTTCGCTGTCAAGGACTCGCTCAACATCGCTATATATGTTATCCAGAATGAACTCATCCATTTGTTCAAACGGAACGTTAGGTATAATAGTACCATATCCAGGCATACCGCGACGCTCGCCAGGGCGAGTGTATATGTGATTTAATATATCACGCTTTACTAGCTCAACATCTGTGAGTCTGAGCGACCCATTCTGTTGAATGTTATGTGATGAATATCCAGTATATGTTGCCATTAAAAATACCATTTACGTTTGCAAATGGTATTTATGCATCGGTTCCATACCGATTATCGGCGCCAGTTTGAGTTTCGAGGAATAGACTCGCCGCGTTCGACCGTTCCAACTTCCGGAGAATCGTAAGCAAACTCCTCTACGTGAGTATTTCCACTATCTTGATCCGCTGCATCTGTCATCATCACTCTAGCCCACGGTTCATGATCAGGCAAGCGTGACGTCAAGAATGCTTCTTTTTCACCTGCCGTTGAAGCAGCTGTCGTCGACACCGATACAGATGCAGAAGATGGTGCTGGTACTGGAGGAACAACAGTTCCTGGCGTTGGTGCAGCTCCTGGTCCACCACCCGTTCCAGCATGTGCTGCTAGAGTGGCAGTGTGAGCCATTTGCGCAGTAATCGCAGTGGTCGCGTGTGCAGCGATGCCTGTAATGAATGACGTCACAATTGATGGTGCGTTTAGATTAATCGTAGGCCCATCAATTACTGTCGCTCCTTTAATCTGCGTTGCACCATTAACGTCAAACGTTCCATCAAAACCGATACTAGTCGATACTACGCTGAAATCAGTCGTTGTGAAATTATACGTATCAGCTGATACATATCCATTTGCAAAATTACCGTTATAATCTGCACCAGCTGTTAAATTAATGTTGGTCGCTGAATTATTTCGCAGATTGTCATTCTTCATGTGAGTATCGTTAATAGAGTGAAAACGTATTTCATTATCCGCTCTCAAATGAATACTATCCTTTGCTTGCAATCGTATATGCTCACCTGCTTGGAAATTAATATCTTTCTTGGCATGCACGGATACGTTACGTTCTGAATATAAATCAATATTTCCATTACGATCCATCTCAATCCAGTTGTTACCTTCAAATGTACTAATATAGATACGTTCGTTGGTATCGTCCATGATAATCTGATGTCCAGCAGTGGTGCGGACACGGATTCTTGAATTTTCAGGACGATCGTCCATAGAGATGGCGTGGAAGCCTGGCGATGTCCAACTATAAACCTGTGAGTCGTAAGATTGGCCATTCGTATAACGATTACTTAACTGTTCAGTCTTAGTAGCTCGATCTGCTGCATAACCTTGACGCAAATTACGTGATTTACCATCAGCTAACGTTTGTGTTGCATCTTTTGTATCAGAACGCAAACTAGGAGTTAACTGCTGATTGCTATCAATAACAACACGATCGACAGCAGCTACAGAGTAATCAACACCACGCGAATGCCATTCATACTTAGAGGCGTCGCCGAATGATTTATTAATGTTACTCGCTAATGGTTCAATTGGTTGTTCTGAAGATGATAACGGTGCACCAACACCTTCGATGTTACGACCGTGCGGCAACGTGTGTGGCATGTGTGGCTTAAACACACTTCCCATGTACACTCGGTGCATTGAATCCCCATCCACGGTCGCTACTAATACTTGAGCGCCTTTCTTCGGAATACCCCACATGCCATACGATACCTGTCCGGTTGTTTCAGTTGCACCATCACCGCGAGTGATAGTTTCAGTACTTCCACCAAACGGCGACAAATACATCGCCCACGGCAATTGATCAATTTGCTCAGGAGTAGGATCGATTGGATCGCCCCAAAATGGACACACGATACGTAATCGTCCCATCTGTTGAGGATCGTTAGTATCAACAACTTCACCTAACGTCATTCCATTAATCGTATTAGAAAAGTTACTTTCCCATTCATTTATCATTGCGTCTTTTCTCCTAGCGTTTGCGTCTGAGGATTTGGATCTACAGCTGTGATTGACGACTCTTGCGGTAAACTAAACATATCCAACGTTTGAGTAAACTCACCTTTCGAAAATGAATGCTGAATAGCAAACAAATAGTAGTAGCCATCATACCAAAATTTCTTAGCGAAACGTTCGCCGTCAGCTAAGTTGTTTAAGTTTTGTTGAGCGCTTGGATCTGGCATGCGCACATCGATATGCACATACATCGGTGTAGTTTGCCAATTCTTAGCCACTGAGTTGGGCGAGGCGCTATCTAACGATCTAGCAATCGCTGATGGTGGTTGATTAAAATCATTCAACAAATACGGATTGCCGATAATTGTGACAGAGGTCTCAATCGTTTCTAAACTAGCATGCTGCGCTAATAATTCTCTAAACTGCTGGTGTCGTACTGGCATTCTAGCGTGCGCTGATTGTGGATTACGATTTCGTATTGCTGGTGGAATTACTACAGCTCGTGGAGAGTTCGTATTGCCATCATCAGGCATAGTCACATCACCACCTGCATCGGTTTTAACAGGTTGATCACTTACGTTATTTTGAATACTAACAGATTGTAAGAATGCTAAACCCATATCAACTTTCATGTCATATTCTAAAACGTCAATATTTCGACCAGTAAACATATAATCCAATTCCAACAATCCTGATCCTGCAGGCAATGCAATACCGTCCTTAGATAAGATAGACAAATTGGAGGGAACGCGAGTCACGATATGTGGAATGATATGGAACGTTATTTCAATTCCGACTGCAACTTGAGTTTCACTAACGACTGGAGCAGCGTTCGCTGGGTTAGTACGAACGGTCGTCATTACTTTGGGAATAACCTTTTCACCAACGTACGATGGAGTAGTATCAATCGTCACCCCACCAATCAAATCTTTCTCAATTTGCGTGCTACGATTAAGAACTCTAATGATATTCTTCTCGATATTAGAGTTTGGCGGAAAGTGCATAGTACCGTCATTTCCATTACCGTCATTAGATATCGTTCGTGAATTATTATCAACACGGTAAGCAGCATCTTGATACAACGGATCAAGTTCAACTTTATAGTTAACACCTAATACTCTAGTATTTGGAGACGTTTCTGCAGCTTCTTGGAATTGCGCTCTATAATGCTCACCATATTCTTTATTGATGATAGTCATATACGCTTCTAACACATCCTGTAGTTTATTGGATGTGGTAGATACAGTTGTACGCGTATCCGATGCTCGCATTAACGCATCGCTTTTCGACGCACCGTTATTGACACCAATAAATTCAATATTGTACATGGAACCTACTTCTGAAAATTCAGCAGTAATGTCTGTCATGATAAATGAGAATGGTTTTACATTCGTAATTGGTACAATTGTATCTGGAGAAACATTAGCTGGTGGATCGGTTGGATATCCAGTAAAAATCGTTTTCAGAATAAACGTTGTATTGGTAGCATCCGTAAGCAACGCATTATACACATCCGTCAACACTTCGAAGAATCTCGCCGATAACGGTTCTAAGATTTTCATTCTACCTTCAACTGCCATAGTCATAGTCGCATCCATGCTACCACTCGGTGCGATTACATTTGTCCAGGATAAATCATCGATAGCAAATTCAACGTCAGACATGCCGTTAACGAGTACAACGTACTCGCCATCGATTCCTTGAATTGATCTTGGTTCGTATTTTTCGCGATTGGAAATACGATTAATGATTTGAGTTAAATCACTACTACGTGTAATGTGTTCAACGATAGCTGTACTATTACATGCGATTAGTATATGATGATATGACGCCGAACGATATTTTGATATAGGATTTTCTGGGGTAGACATTACTTACACTTGATCTTCTGGTGTTACGCCGCCCGTTGGTTGCGTAACAATATCAAGCAAGAGGCGACTTTGCGTCGGTAACTGTAACTGGGTACCGGTTACAAATTCAACAACGTAATCTAATATATTATTGTATTGGAGTATGAATGATGCATACGCTGCATCTCCATACAAATCAAACGCCATCAAGTCAGGACGACGATTGTATTCTGGATCTACGAAAATAGTAAGATCGGATTGGGATCGTGACTGGGAAAC